AGGTCCGATCTCTCTCCACTCAGAAAAACCCACCCCAGGAGGTGAGCCATGCCAGCCAAGAAGCTGCGTGCGGTGGCCCCTGACGAGGTGGCTCCGAAGGTCCCGAAGACCATCGCCGAGGCGGCCGAGGCGGACGAGCGTTCCGTCCTTGTGGCGCTACGGACGCACCTGGCCCGCGAGATGGACAAGGGCGCGGTCCCGGCACATGCACTGGCGAGCGTGAGCGCGAAGATCCGCGAGTACGACCGTGAGATCCGCTCGATCGACTCCCGCGACGAGCAGGAGGCCGAGCAGCGTGGCCCATCTCGCGACGAAGCCTGGCAAGCTATCTGAGCTCGCCCGCCACGTCGTCCTCCCGTCGGGGATCGAGTCGACCGGCTGGCCGGCTGTCCGCGACAAGCTGAACGACCTCGGCGTCACGTTCGACGAGTGGCAGGACGGAGCGGGCCGGGCGATCCTGGCGAAACGGGCCGACGGGATCTACGCGGCCACGGTCGGCGGCGTCGTCCTGAGCATCCCGCGGCAGGTCGCCAAGACGTTCCTCGTCGGCCGGATCCTGGTCGCTCTGTGCATCCTGTTCCCGGGCCTGAAGGTGCTGTGGACGGCGCACCGGACCCGAACCGCCACCAACACGTTCCGCTCGCTGCAGGGCTTCTGCCGCAGCAAGCGCGTCGCCCCCCACGTCAGCCACATTCGCACCGCGAACGGCGAGCAGGAGATCGGGTTCCACAACGGCTCGGTCATCATGTTCGGCGCCCGCGAGCAGGGCTTCGGCCGCGGTTTCGACGAGGTCGACGTCGAGGTGTTCGACGAGGCCCAGATCCTCACCGAGAAGGCGCTTGAGGACATGGTGGCCGCGACGAACCAGGCGCGGCACCCGCACGGGGCGCTCCTGTTCTACATGGGCACCCCGCCGCGTCCGGTGGACCCGGGCGAGGCGTTCTCGATGAAGCGGGCCAAGGCACTCTCGGGCAAGGCCGACGACATGCTCTACGTGGAGTTCTCCGCCGACGAGCACGCCGACCCGGACGACCGGGATCAGTGGGCGAAGGCGAACCCGTCCTATCCGCACCGGACTCCACTGGAGTCGATGTTGCGGCTGCGGGAAAACCTGCTGTCCGACGACGCCTGGATGCGTGAGGCGCTGGGCGTGTGGGACGCCGTGGTCCGCAAGGGCGTCATCCCTCCCGCATCGTGGACCGACCAGGGCGCGGAGCACTCGATCGCGGTCGACCGCTTCGCCCTCGGCGTGGAGTGCGGCCCGGACCTTGCGTGGGCGTCGGTTGCGTTCGCCGGTCAGCGTGCCGACGGCGACTGGCACTTCGAGCTCGACGAGGACCAACACACCAAGGGTCGCGGAACCGCATGGCTGGTGCCGCACCTGGAAAACCTGGTGGCCCAGAACTCGACGATCCGCAGCGTGGTCGTGGACGTCGCTGGCCCGGTGTCGGCGCTGCTGGAGCAGCGACACGGCCGCTGGTACTTCACGGGATCCGACCTCGAGGCGACGCCGGTGAAGGTGGCCGAGCTCGGCGTTGGCTGCTCAAAGGTGCTCGACGGGATCGTGGTGGGCTGGCTGCGACACATCGACCAACCGCAGTTCACCGCCGCAGCTCTCGCGGCCGGGAAGCGCCCGCTGGGCGACACCGGCATGTGGGTCTGGTCGCGCAGGACCGCGGAGTCTGACATCACCCCCATTCAGGCGGGGACCTTGGCGCTGATCGGCGCCCAGAAGACCAACGTCAAGAAGCCGACCCGGCAGGGTGGGGGCCGAAGGGTGGTGACGGTGTAGATGGTGTCCGACCTGAATCGCCGGATCTACATCTCCAGCCTCACCGAGCCCGAGCAGGACTCGCTCGACGAGCTGGTCCTCCAGTGGCGCGACAAGCGTCCGCGGAACAACCTTCGCGCCGGCTTCTACGACATGAAGAACTCCTCGCGGAGCCTGATGGGGCAGGCCGTGCCCGCGGTGATCCGTAACCGCCGGTTCGTCCTCGGCTGGTCGGCGATCGCGGTGGACAAGCTGAACCGCCGCTGCAACCTTGACGGCTTCTACGACGCCAACGGGGCGGACCTCGACTCCCTCGGGCTGGGCGAGCACGTCCTCGAGAACCGCCTCACCAGCGAGGTCTCACAGGCGGGCGTGTCGTCCTTGATCCACTCGGTCTCGTTCCTGGTGACCACTCAGGGCGACACCGACGCGGGCGAGCCCGCGGTCCTGACCACGGCCCGAGACGCCACTACGGCAACGGGAACGTGGGACGTCCGCCGCCGGGCGATGCGCTCGTTCCTGTCGATCCACGAGCTTGACGACCAGGGCGAGCCGGTCGACATGACGATGATGGTCCCGAACCTGAACGTTTCGATGACCAAGGCCGCGGGCCGCTGGACCGTAGACCGTCGACCGCACTCCTATGGCGTGCCGGTGGACCCGCTGCGCTACAAGCCCCGTCTCGGTCGCCCGTTCGGGTCCTCACGGATCTCGCGGGCCGTGATGTCGATCCACACCCAGGCACTCTCGGCGATGATCCGTGCCGACGTGAACGGCGAGGCGTACAGCCTGCCCAGGTTCGTACTCCTCGGCGCCACCGAGCAGGCATTCCAGAACGCTGATGGCTCCCCGAAGCCCGCATGGCAGGCCGCATGGGACACCGTGTGGGCGGTCGGGGACGACGACACGGCCGCGAACCCCCGCGCCGATGTGAAGCAGTTCCACGGGCAGACCCCCGAACCGCAGAACGCCCACCTTCGGATGCTGGCCCAGATGTTCTCCGGCGAGACGGGCATCCCGATCGGGGAGCTCGGCATCATCGGCGACTCCAACCCGACCTCCGCCGAGGCGTTGCAGGTCTCCCGCGACGACCTGATCGCCGAGGCGGAGCTGACCACCGATGGGTGGTCCCCAGACCTCTCGTCGGCTGTTCGGCGGGCGCTGGTGATGCGGAACGGTGGCTCCATACCCGACGACCTCGACATCCGCCCCGTGTGGCGCAGCCCGCTCCACGTCTCCCGCGCGCAGGCCGCCGACGCCGGCTCGAAGCTCCTCGACAAGTTCCCGTGGCTGGCCGAGACTGACGTTGGTCTCGAGGTCGCCGGCCTCTCGCCCGACCAGATTCGCCGGGCGATCTCGCAGCGCCGCCGAGTCAGGGGGGCCGAGGTACTGCAGACGATCCGAGACCGGCTGACCACCAATGCCAACGGCGACGGCACTCCGTAGAGACGTTGCCAGCCTTGCGACGTTGGCCGCCGCCGACCTCGCAGACCTCTGGCGGCGAGCGGAACGCCCGGAACAAACCGAGGCCGCCCTACGCGACACGCTCCCGGTGCTGATCGAAGGCTACGGCGCCGCCGCAGCAACGGTCGCAGCGGACTGGTACGACGACACCCGCGACGAGGTGGGCGCCCGTGGTCGGTTCATGGCGATCCCGGCGGACATTCCTGACGTGGATGCCCAGTCGCTCGTCGGCTGGGCACTCTCCGAGGCCAGGGACATCAACGGCTTCCAGGGGCTCGTTGAGGGCGGCACGCAGCGCAGGATCGCCAACTTCGCCCGCCAGACCGTCTCGGGGTCCTCGATCTCCGACCCAGCGGCCCGCGGATGGAAGCGAGTCGGTACTCCACGGTGCGACTTCTGCCGGATGTTGATCGGCCGCGGAGCCGTCTACACCGAGTCGACCGTCCACTTCGACGCCCACGACAACTGCAACTGCGCTGCGGCCCCCGCCTGGCGCTGAGTGCAGCCACAGACCACCCCTCGCGGGGGAAAGCGCCACGGCGGCGCTCAACGCCGGAGCAACACCTGACGAGGTTACGGAGCACCGATGAGCGAGAACCCGAGCCCTGAATCCGGGCCCAAGACAACGGGCGAGGAGTCGAATGAAGCGGAGCAGACCTTCACCCAGGCGGACGTGGACCGGATCGTCCGCGAGCGCGTGAAGCGTGAGCGCGAGAAGTTCTCCGACTACGACGACCTGAAGACCAAGGCCGGCGAGTCGGTCACGCTCGAGGAGCGTGTCGCCGAGATCGAGCGGCAGGCGAAGGAGTCCGAGGCGCGTGCGCTGCGGGCCGAGGTCGCCAACGCAAAGGGGCTGACTCCCACGCAGGCCAAGCGCCTGATCGGGGTTACCCGCGAGGAGCTGGAGGCAGACGCCGACGAGTTGCTGGCGGACATCGGTGAGCGCAAGAAGCAAGGCAACCATGTGCCCCGCGAGGGCAACAACCCCAAGCCCGGAGAGGACCAGATGTCGGCATTCGTCGGCCAGGTCTTCGGCAACCGGGACTGACCCGCAAGGAGCGGACAAATGGCAGTGATGGACACCGGGGACATCGCGATCCCCAACCAGGTCTTCGACCCGTGGCTGGGCAAGGTGAAGTACGGTTCCGCCGTCGCCGCCTTGTCCGACTCGATCCCGATGCAATTCGGATCGGGGTCGACCATGACCTTCGACATCGGCGAGGCCGAGTACGTCGGTGAGGGCGCGAACAAGGGCGCCTCCACCGTCACCCCCACGACCAAGACGGTCACCCCGTTCAAGTTCCACAAGACCGTCAGGTGGACCGAGGAGGTCCAGTGGGCCGACGAGGACCACCAGCTCGGCGTGGTGCGCCAGGTGCTCGACCTGATCCAGCCGGCGCTGTCGCGGGCACTGGACTTCGGCGTGTTCCACGGCATCAACCCGACGGGTGGTGCCGCGGTGGCGGCGATGGCTGAGAGCCTGTCCGACACGACCAACTCGGTCGAGATCGCGGCGGCCGCGCCCTACACCTACCTCGACTCGGCGGACGCCCTGGTGCTCGCCGATGGGTACGTGCCGCGCGACGTGGCGATCGACCCCTCGTGGGCGTCGGCGTTCTCGTCCTACCGCGGGACCAACACCGAGCAGAAGTTCTACCCGAACTTCCGCCTGTCCACCGAGGTCTCCGACCTCGACGGGCACCGGGCGTCGGTCTCCAACACCGTCGGCGCTGTCGGCGTCGCGGCCGTGGCGACCACCGTCAAGGCGTTCGACGGCGACTTCAACGCGATCCGGTGGGGCGTGCAGCGCAACATCGGTCTCGAGCTGATCCGCTACGGCGACCCGGACGGTCAGGGTGACCTGAAGCGGAACAACCAGGTCGCCTTCCGTGCGGAGGTCGTCTACGGCTGGGGCATCGCCGACCTCAACGCCTTCGCCAAGATCGTCGACGCGGCCTGATAGTCATGGCTTCCAAGTCGACGAAGCTGACCTCACCCTCGGGGGCGACCGTGACGGTCGACTCCTCGAAGGTGGAGGGCCTGTTGAGCCGGGGCTTCACCGAGGACTCCGGCTCCAAGACGGCGACCAAGAAGTCGACGTCCAGCAAGTCCAGCAAGTAGTTAGGGAGGTGGCGCGGCCGTGACTGTTACACCCGACACGATCGCGGTTGCACTCGGCCGCGCCACCCCTGACCCCGTCTCTCCTGAGTCTTTGCAGTGGGAGATGTGGATCTCCGACGCTCGAATGCTGATCGGCGCGCGTCTCGTCGGCACTGGCACCGGACAGGTTGCGAGCCTCGACGAGCTCGACCAGGCGAACCTCGACTACGTGGTCCGCGAGGCCGTCGTAGCCCAGGTCCGGCGCCCCGACGACGCCACCTCTGTCGACGTCCGGGTCGACGACGGAGCCGTGTCTCGCACCTACCGTTCCTCGGCGGGCCGGGTCACTATCCGCGACGAGTGGTGGAGCCTGCTGTCTGCGGACCAGGACTCCACCGGCGGCGCGTTCTCGATCACCCTCGGCCCGGCCACTACGACACATATGCCGTGGTGCGCGTCGTTGCTGGGCGCCGAATACTGCTCGTGCGGTGCCGACATCGCCGGAGTCCCGATCTACGAAGGCGCTGAGTGGTGGTGACCCTCCAGTCCGCCATCGCGGCCGAGCTGCCGTACCTGCGGGCTGAGGCCGAGGCCCGGATGCTCGACACGTTCGACATCGGCGTCCCGTCGGGCGGCTACACCTATGACCCGGCCGCGAACGGCGGCACGGGCGGCGACGTGGAGACGATCGAGCCCCTGTTCACCACGGCTGGCCGCGTAAAGGTCG